CTGAAGAACATGGGCGATTCCGTGCGTATCCGCACCACCTCGGCCATGAATATCCGCGACTACGAGATCGGCATGAACTTGCAGTATGAAGTTCCCACTCCGATCTACCAGGATATGCAGATCAACAAGGGCAAGTACTATGGCGTGAAAGTCGCTGACCTGCTCCAGAAGCAGGCCGACCTGGACCTCATGAACATGTTCACCGAGGAGGCCGCCAAGCAGCTCAAGATCAGCATTGAAGAGGAAGTCTTCTTCAACAGCTTCGTCACCGAAGGTCCTGATTCGGCCAACAAAGGTGCCACCGCTGGTGAGCTGTCTGCGGCCTACAACCTGGGCACCGACACCGCGCCGATCAGCTCCTCTGATCCTGAGAACGTGCTCAACGCCATCTTGCGCATGGCCTCCGTGCTCGACGAGCAGAACGTGCCGTCCGAGGGCCGCTGGCTGATCATGTCCCCCTATGATCGCCACATCCTCATGCAGTCGGACATCGCTGCCAGCTTCTTCACCGGCGACAGCGCCTCGACCATCCGTTCCGGCAAGATCGGCCAGATTGATCGTTTCACCACCTACGTCAGCAACTTGCTGCCGAAGGGGACTACGGCCAAGGCCCTGGTGTCTGGTCGTACCGATGTGTCTACCGGTACATCCGTGTCTAACGCCCTGCCCCGCCGGGTCATGGTGGCCGGTACCAAGCACGCCATTAGCTTTGCGGCGACCATGAACAAGACCGAGCCGATGCGCGATCCCACCGATTTCGGTGACATCATGCGTGGCCTGTCCATCTACGGCCGCAAGGTGATCAAGCCCGAAGCCCTGACCGTCGCCTTGATCGGCGCCTAACGGAGACTAACCATGGCTAACGTGATGCAAAACGCCCGCCTGATCGGCGGTTACGCCACCGCCACGGCGGGGACTACCCAGACCCAGGCTGGCGCCACCCTCCTGACCGGGGGAATCAACTTCGTCACCACGGGCAACGCCAGCGATGGCGTCAAGCTGCCGGCGGACATCGCGATGTTCGATACCCTGATCATCGTCAACAGCTCCGGTGCGGCCCTGAACGTCTATCCCAATACGGATGGCAAGATCAACAATGGCTCCGCCAACGCCGCCAAGGCCCTGGCCGCCAACATGTCTGGTCTGTACATCTCTCTGGGTGACAACAACTGGGCCGCCGTGCTCAGCGCCTAACCGGCCTTGATTGAGGGGGCTTAGGCCCCCTCTGAGGATAATTCCATGCGTATTGTACGTAATCTATTACGGCGCACCTCCCGGCTGGCGGGTCCCCTCTCGGCCATCACCTATGCCACGGTGGCCGCGGCCGGGTCGTCCAAGACCGACGCCGCCGCCCTGACCGGGACGGTGAACGTGGTCACCGACGCCAACGACACCAAGGGCGTGATTCTGCCCGCGGGCGTGGCCCAGGGCGATACCCTGGTGGTGGTCAACACCGTGGCGAACAAGACCCTCAAGGTCTATCCGCCGTCCGGCAAGAAGATCAATGCCTCGGCTAGTGCCGATACGGAACTGGCGTTGGCCGCCAGTCGGGCCGGGCTGTTCATCTCGCTGGGTGACGGGAACTGGGCCGGCGCCTAACATCGTCTAACGGTTAGGGTGGTATACTGCTCACCCTAACCTAACCCCTTTCTGGAGCTGGCATGGGCATCGACGAACTGACGCTGTCGCTGGGCGGCGAGCTGGTGGCCAATGTGGCGCGGGTGCGCCGGGACGGCAAGTGGCTGGTCCTGGGGTCCATCGTGGACAACCAGTGGCAGGCGACGGAGATCGGTCAGCGGCTGTTGGAGGCCGCGGCCAAGCCCGTGGCGGAAGACCCCGTCGAGCCCAAGCCCGTGGTGCGCCGTGGGCGCCCGCGTCGGGATGAGGTAGGCTTGAGCTGATGCCGGCCCTCGATACCTTCCTCCCCCTGGTCCGCGGCCCCCTCCCCGGTTGTCCGGAGGCGGTGCTGAAGGACGCCCTCCGCGATGCCTGCATCGAGTTCTGCCAGCGCACCCGTGTGCTGGTGCAGGACGTGACGGTGGACGTGGTGGCGGGGGAACGGCTGGTAACCCTTTATCCCGACAGCGACAGCTTCTGGGAGGTGACCCAGGTCCGCCGGGACACCACGCCCCTGTCGCCCATCAACCGCCGGGAGTGCGAGCTGAACGGCTGGGATACGGCCAGCGGCGTGCCGCTCTACTACTACCTGGAAGGCGATCGCCAGTTGGCGCTGGGGCCGGTCCCCGATGCCGCGGAGACCCTGACCGCCACGGTGACCCTGCGCCCCAAGAGTACCGCCACGCGGGTGGCCGACATCCTCTGGGACGACTACCGAGAGCCGATCGCCGCGGGGGCGCGGGCCTGGGTGCGCCGGCATTACGGCGACTGGGCCAATCCGCAGTTGGAGTCTTACGACCGCACCTTTTTTGAGCGGGCCATCCACAACACCCAGATCCGTCAGGCACGCGGCGGGGTGGGGACGGCGTTGCGCGTGCGGGCACACCCTTTTTAAGAGGTTGCTATGGGCAACACGACCGTTTCCGAAATTCTGTCACGGGCCAACGTCATCCTTCAGGATCAGAACCTGCGCTGGAGCGAGGCGGAGAAGATCCAGTGGGTCAACGATGCCCACCGCGTCATCATCCTGATGCGCCCCGACGTGGGGATGCGCACCTCGACCTTTACCTGCGTTGCCGGCACCCTCCAGGACCTGCTGGCGCAGAACGGGCTGGCGGACCTCAGTTCCTTCACCCCGGTACGCCTGCGCAGCGTGACGCGCAACAGGGGCGGGACCGGGCGGTCGATCCGCGCCGAGCAACAGCGCACCCTGGATGACCAGGTGCCGGACTGGCATACCGCCGCCAACAGCACGGCGGTGCAGTTCTACATCCACGACCCGGCCAATCCGACTCGCTTCTATCTCTATCCGGCCCCGGCGGCGGGTCACACCGTCGAGGTGGTCTATAGCGCCACGCCGGCCTCGCAGTTGACGCTCAACAGCACGATTACGCTGGAAGACGCCTGGGTGCCGGTGATCGTCGATTACGTGCTCTATCGGGCCTATTCGAAGGACGCCGAATACACGGCCAACCTGGAGCGCGCCAAGATGCACTACGACGCGTTCAGCGGGGCGATCGTGGCGGCCACCCAGGCCCAGAGCCAGCTCGTTGCCGTGGACGATGGTCGGGTGACCATCAACCGTACCGCTTAATCCCTGCCCCTTCCGGAGACGTTTATGAGCGCCTTTTCCAACTATCTCGAAGAGAAGATCGTCCAGTTCTTCCTGCAAGAGAACACCGCCAACGTGACCACGCCGGGTCAGACCTACCTGGCCCTGTTCACCAACGCCGAGCTGACGGCCAACACCGCGACCGATGCGACGACCTTTACCGAGCCGACTTACAACGCCTACGCGCGCAAGGCGGTGGACTGGACCAACATCGCCAGCGGCGCCACCAAGAACAACGCGGCCATCAGCTTCGACGCCAACGACGGCGCCAACCCGGTGACCATCACCGGCATCGGGGTCTATGACGCCCTGACCAGCGGCAACCTGCTGCTGTGGTCCAAGCTGACCACCGCCAAGGACCTGGCCAACGGCGACACCATCAGCTTTGCGGAAAACGCCATCGTCTTCACCCTTGACTAACGCAAGACCCCGTTAGGGGGCTTTCGTGGCCAACCAGCAGCTCCTTAATGGCGGCGTGCTCAATGGCGCCGGCCTAGCCGCTTGGGTCAAGAGCGCCACCGTCGCGGCGGCGCTAACCCTGACCATGACGGCGGCCGATGGCACGCGCGTCAAGGCGGGGGTCGCCGCGCCTCTGGCGGGGGCGACGGCACAGGCGACGCCGATCCGGACCACACCGGGGACGGTCACTACGCCCCTGGCGCGCGCCCAGGGTTATCTGCTGACCTCGGTCGTCTATGGCGGCACGGCCAGTCTCACCGCCCGCAGCCTGAGCCTGGCGGCGTGTGAGCGCTTCGTCCATGCCACGGTCGAGGGCGCGGCGACCGTCAACAGTTATGCGGTGGCGGAGTCGGAGATTGGCGAGGCGGCCTTTCCGGGGTCGATCACGGGCGCGGCGACGCCGTCCCGGATTCGCCCTGGCGCCAGCCAGATTAGCGCGGTAGTTACGGCGACGCCCGCGGGAGCGGTCTTTGGTCAGCGCCTGAGCCTGACGGCCGGGGCGACCAGCCGGGTCGAGGCGTCAACGAGGCTCAGTGGGGACAACTTTACCCGGCATGACGGTTACGTCGAGGACGTGCTGGCGT